AAATCCCGGCCTTGGAAATGCACCGGGAGGTGCTGGTGGTAAGACTGTCTTTAGAGATGCTGAAGGACAGAGGTTTGTTAAAGATACATTTGGTAGAACATCTGTTGTTAATAGCAAAGGAGAAATTGGTGGTGACTACACAGGTGCAGGAGTAGTACCTGATAAGACTAGAAACCAACCTTCTAAACCAGCTAAAGCTACAGCCAAACAAGAAACTAAAAATGGTGTAAGGTACAACAAAAAAGATAAAGATAATAATCCTCCATCTAAACCTGCTGATCCTCCCGGCAATACTGGTGGCTTTACTAGCTTTGCCGACATGTTTGATGGTGGTGGCCCCGGTGAAAATGCACAACAAGAGCAAGATCGTGGCGGTGGAGATGGCAGTTCTAGTAAGATTGTTTGTAGTGCTATGAATGATGCATATGGCTTTGGTTCTTTTAGAAATAAAATATGGCTAACTCATTCAAAAAACAACTTGACAAAGGAGCATCAAGTAGGTTATCATAGGATATTCCTTCCTTTAATAAACATAGGGTATAAAAAGAATAATAAGTTTGTAAGAAATTGTTTAGAACACATTGCTAGACACAGAACAACAGACATATATCTCCAATCAAAAGGTAACAAACGAGATACACTAGGAATGGTATATAGAAGTATACTAGAACCTATCTGTTACTTTGTTGGTTTGATAACTACATCAAATGGAAAAACATAATGGAAATAGATTTCTTAGAAGTATGGACTAACTTTGAAGCTCTTGAAGAAGAAGACAAGATTAAAATTCGTGAAGTAATGAATAGCCCCTTGAGGGAAATAATTGGTAAAGTTTTCGGTCCAGAGTTTGATCGTATGCTAGGGCAGTTTGCTACAGCAGAAGCACCAACAAGGCGTGGTCTAGCCGCACGTTAAACGGCTAATCAGAACTGGCTACTCACCCCCCTACAACACAGGCTACGGTGGCCCCAGTAAACAGGAACTATAATGGAAAACGAACTAGTAGTAACACAAGAACAACCTAAGTCAATGATGATGCGTAAGAGTCGAGTACGTGAACGAGTACAAGAAGACGAAGAAGAACTACGCCAGATGTTAGAAGAACGTGAAGGCGCAGAAAAAGAAGCAGATGCTCAAGCAAAAGAAGATGTAGAGCCTGCAAATGCAGAAGAGAAAAGTTATAAGAAACGCTATGCTGATCTACGTAGAGGATCACAGAAAGCTAAAGAAGATTTAGAAAGTCGTATTAACGCCCTTGAGTCTCAGCTTAAACAGAGTACTGCACAGGAAATGCAGCTACCTAAATCAGATGAAGACATTGATGCATGGGCAAGTCAGTATCCAGACGTAGCTGCTATTGTTGAAACTATTGCTATTAAGAAAGCACGTGAGCAACAGGCAGGGCTACAGGATAAAGTAAAAGAGATTGACGCTATGCGGGAATCCGCAACACGTGATCGTGCAGAGGTAGAGTTACTTAAAGCTCACCCTGACTTCGGTGAGATACGTGATAGTGATGAATTTCATAACTGGGCAGAAGAACAACCTAAGTGGGTTCAGGATGCCTTGTATGAGAACGACAATGATGCAAGGTCTGCCGCACGTGCTATTGATTTGTACAAAGCAGACATGGGCATTAAAACTAAGAAGCCTAGCAGTAAGGATGCTGCTAAGTCAGTGAATACTCGTAACAGTCGTAGTCAACCTGACGCTACATCTAACAATAACAAGATGTCTGAGTCACGTGTAAACAAGATGACTAGCAAAGAGTATGAGAAACAACAAGACGAAATCATGGAAGCTATTAGAACTGGTAACTTTATTTACGATATTTCTGGTAGCGCACGATAAAAAGACTTGACAATACAAGTTTAAAGAATATAACTATATACAATAGGTTTAACGCAGCCCCCATACTTTAGGACTACCTGCGTTAAACTTCTCTCACAAACATGAATAGTTCTAGCGACTACCTAATGTCTCTGGCCCGTTGTGTAGAAGGTTGGCCGACTTTCTATAGGATGTTACCCAAAAGAATTAGCCTCAATAATTACATTTAAGTTTGTATCTGTGTCTTAATGCAAAGGATATTACAATGGCATTTACGACAGCTACGGGTTATGGAAATCTACCTAATGGTAATTTCAGCCCAGTCATTTACAGCAAACAGGTACAGCTTGCGTTCCGCAAGTCAACTGTTGTTGGTGACATCACTAACTCCGATTACATGGGGGAAATTTCTGGTCAAGGCGATACAGTCAAGATCATTAAAGAACCTGAGATTTCAGTATCTGAATATGCACGTGGCACAAATGTCACAGCGCAGGATTTAGAGGACGCCGATTTCTCATTAGTCATTGACAAAGCGAATTACTTTGCTTTCAAGATGGACGATATTGAAGAAGCACACTCACATGTGAACTTCATGGACCTTGCATCTAACCGTGCAGCATATCGTTTGGCAGATAACCATGACCAAGAAGTTCTTGGCTACATGGCTGGTTACAAGCAGTCCTCTTTGCATAGCAAAGCTGACACACTTAACACCACTGTTAATGGTAGTAAAGCCGTAAGCACTGCAGGTTCTAATGAATTGCTTGCATCTATGCAACTGCATAAAGGTGACTTTGGTAACATTACTACTACCTCTGCTGGCACTCACTCAATTCCTGTGACTGCACGTATGCCCGGTGCTACGTCGTTGCCAACTGCAACTGTTTCTCCTGCAATGATTATTGCTCGTATGAAGCGTTTGCTTGACCAACAGCAAGTTGACTCACAAGGTCGCTGGCTGGTAGTTGATCCAGTATTCATGGAAATTCTTGCTGATGAAGATTCACGCTTCATGAATGCAGATTTCGGTGAGTCAGGTGGACTGCGTAATGGTTTGACCGTAAGCAACTTCCATGGCTTCCGTGTATACTCCTCGTCTAACTTGCCAGCACTTGGCACTGGACCCGGAACTGCAGGGACTGCAAACCAACTGACTAACTTTGGTGTAATTATGGCTGGACATGACTCCTCCGTAGCTACTGCAGAGCAAATCAATAAGACAGAATCATATCGTGACCCTGACAGCTTTGCTGACATTGTTCGTGGTATGCATCTATACGGTCGTAAGATTCTTCGTCCAGAAGCAATCGTTACTGCCCGTTACAACGCAGCATAAGGGAGTAATATAATATGGCTACGTTTGATATGACTGTCAGTACTACCGCTGGTGTTGGGGCAAATGTTCTTGCTGTTCCAACAGTGGTCGGTAATACTGTTCGCACTATTGAAGCAATCTTAGATATTGATGCTATGATTGCTGCAGGTGCTACCATTGCTAATGGTGACATTTTTCAACTACTTGAAATCCCTTCTGAATCAGTAATGCTTGCTGGCGGTGCGGAAATCATGAAGTCTTTTACTGCAAGTTGTACTTGTAATATTGACTTTGCTGGTGGAGATGACATCGTTGACGGTGCTGCTTTGGATGATGCTGCTGGTACATACCTTGTACTTGGTACTAACGGCGAAGCTAACGTTGTAAACACTGGTGCTGCATCTACTTATGCTGCTGCTGCATTAGCTCTTGTCGCTGCGTCAGATACCATTGATGTAGTTATCGCTGGTGCTGCTGCTGCAACTGGACGCCTTCGTGTCTATGCAGTAATTGCTGATATTTCGGCTGCTCACACTGAGGCTGCTGAAGCCCAACGTGATCTGCTGTAATAAAAATATATACTCTAGGGGCTGGCCTTGTGCTGGCCCCTTTAGTGCATCTTAAGGAAACATAATGGCCCTTACATTTCTTACATTAAGCAACAGTGTTATTACACGAATGAATGAGGTAGAACTTACTTCTGCTAACTTTACCAGTGCTAGAGGTGTGCAGATTCAATGTAAGAATGCAGTCAATGAAGCTATCCGTTATATTAATCAACGAGAGTTTGGTTATTCTTTTAATCACTCTACTAACTCTACTGCTGTAGTAGCAGGACAAAGCCGTTATGCTGTTCCTACAAGTACCAAATCTATTGATTATAGTACAGCAAGAATTAAAAAAGACTCTGACTTAAATGTGGCAGGTAATAGTCTTACAACGCTGAATTATAATGAGTATATTCAAAACGGACTTGCTGACCAAGAAGATGATGTTGTTGCTACAACATTAAATGGTTCTCATTCTAATAGTGTAACTACTCTAACTCTTACCTCTACTACAGGACTTGATGCTGCTGGCACAGTCCATATTGGCAATGAGCAAATTACTTACACTGCAGTATCAGGCAATGACATTACAGGTTGTACACGTGGTGCTAACAGTACTACTGCTGCTGCATACTCTAGTGGTGTTGCAGTTACACAGTTTGAACAGGGTGGAGTACCTAAGAGTATTGTAAGGACACCTGATAATAATTACTTACTGCATCCTTACCCTGATAAAGCTTACACAATAGCTTTTGATTTCTTTACGTTTCCTTCTGATTTATCTGCACATGGAGATACTACAAGTATCCCAGAACGTTTTGCACCTATCATAGTAGATGGTGCTACTGCTTATGTTTATCAATACCGTGGTGAATTAAACCAGTACCAATTAAACTTTGAACGATTTGAACAAGGTATTAAGAACATGCAGAGTCTTCTTATTAATAAGTTTGAGTATGTTAGATCAACCGTTGTCCTAAGACCACGGGGTTCTATTAGCTTTATGTCTGGGGTTATTAGTTAATGCCTGATAGTTCACAAGTACAACCTGTTGCATTTAACTGTGAGGGTGGTTTAATTTTAAACCGTTCTAACTTTGTTATGCAACCGGGAGAAGCACTAGAACTAGAAAACTTTGAGCCTGATATTCAAGGTGGTTACAGACGCATAAACGGATTCCGTAAGTTTGTCAATCAAGTAATTCCTTTTACATCTTCTAGTTCTGAGACTACTTTATTAGTGGCTAACTTTGCAAACAAAGTAGTGGCTGCTAGAGGTGAAAAGATATTTACTTCGTCTTCTGCTGAGTTAGCTATTTCTATTGCTTCAGGTACAGGCATGACAGGTTCTGGTACTATTAGTGTAGGTTCTACTGTAGGGTTTTCTTCTAGTGGTACATTGCAAATTGACTCAGAAATATTTACTTACACAGGCATTAATTCTACTACGTTTACTGGTGTGACTAGAGCTACCTCTAGTACTACAGCAGCGGCACACAGCAAAGCAAGTGTAGTATCAGAGAGTTGGACAGTAAGAGATACAGGTAGAACTAGTGCCGCTAAGTATCACTTTGAACGGTTTAACTTTGATGGTAATGAAAAGATTATTTGTGTAGATCAGGCTAATGCTCCTGTAGTATTTAATACGGCTA